AGATCCTGTAAGCGATAACTATATTGGAAAAATTCTCAATACTGATCCTTCAAGATTTGGCAAAGAAGAGCACTTACTTTATGCAGACTTTCCTGTTGTAAGCGAGATAGCATTTGTTGATAATGGGATAGATGTAAGTTCTGAACTGCTTCCAGGCGGCGCGGCAGTACCCTCTATATGCTTGACTTCTGGTTCTCAGCTACAGTCATTAAAATCAGGAATATCAGGAATATCATTCCTTGACGGCTACGGAAGATTCGATACAAGGTATAAATCACCACAGACATCTTACTTTATATCACAGCCATACGGCAATAAAGAATATGACTTATTTAAGTTCGAATGTATCTCAGATGGTGCTATTGCAAATGATAAGTTTAAGATTTCAATTACATCTTTGAAAAAATCAACAAACCCGTCTGATCCGTACGGAACGTTTACAGTTCAAGTAAGACAGTTTGATGATACAGATACAGCTCCTAAGGTTTTAGAGTCTTATACACAATGCACTCTTAATCCAGATGATGAAAATTATATAGCAAATAAAATAGGAGATTTTAAAGCCTATTTTAACTTTGATGCAGAGCTTGAAAGCGAACGAAAGATGATGGTCAGAGGAAGATATCCTAATAATTCAAATAGAATTAGAGTGATAATGAATCCTGCAGTAGATGAAAAAGATATTCCAGAAAATGCTCTGCCTTTCGGCTTTAGGGGCTTCGGAGCACTCAAGACTAATGATACTTTAACTGATAATACATCAGAGACAACTCTACCTAGAGGGGCAAATACTTCAAGAAGACTAACATTTGTCACTGGTATCCATCCGGCTCACTCCGTAGGGAGGCTAACAGGATCTATTTTGCCTCCGGTTCCGTTTACTTTTAAAGTAACCAGAGGGGAGTGCAATTCAGTCGGGACTTTTGTAGGCAGGTCAGGAGATGATGAAAGAGTGGATGCAAGATACTACTGGGGAGCTAAGTTTACAAGACTCCCAAGAACAGGAACTCTTAGCAATGCTCTTTTAAGATCAAATGAAAGTACTGAAATAAATACTCTGTTTAGAAGCTATTCAAAAATGCTTGGAATTCAAAAGCTTGACATGGTTGTTACAGGAGCAGGTGCAGATGAGTTTAATGAGAACAAGTTTACTTTAGCAAGGGTTGCGCTTCCGAACAAGATAAAGAATAATAGTGCTGGAAATCCAGATCTAAACATTACAGCAAATTCTCATCTAACTGGAACAGCAAAAGACCACATACTAAACACTGCATATATTAGAAACGGAATTCCAGATACAGCAAACTATACTATTACTGATCCCGTATCTTCTGCAAAGCGACTAACATTTGCATCTCTAATGACTTTAACGTCATCAGTCTACTTTAATAGATTTACAAATTATGCAAAATTTACAAACTTCTTTTACGGCGGATTTGATGGATTAAATATTCTTAATTCAGATATGTCAAAAATGAATGATAGATCATGTAGTTCTGATACCGGAGGCATGGCATCTGGCCAGACTTTAGATATAGGTCTAAATACAACTGCAAATGATTTTGGATCAGGAAAGGACAGCTCAATTGTTTCATCATACAGGGTGGGAGCAAAACTACTTACAGATCCAATGGTTTCCAGAGTAAATATTATTACAATACCTGGACTAAGAGATTCAGCAATTACTGATTATGTATTTGATAGACTCTCTGATTATTCAAAAGGGTTCTATGTAGCAGATATTCCAACATACAATGCTGACGGGAACAGGTTATTCCTTGGCGGAGCTGATTTGCCAAACGTTTCAAAGACATCTGAGGTCTTTAGCGGAAGAGCAATAGACAATAACTACTCAGCAGTATATTTTCCAGATGTAACAATTGATGATCCTATAAACAATAGGCCTGTTGAGGTTCCTGCATCTGTAGCAGTAATGGGAGCACTTGCATATAACGATACAGTAGCATATCCCTGGTTTGCTCCTGCAGGTTTCAATAGAGCTGCACTAGACTTCGTATCAAATGTTAAAGTAAGGCTAAATCAAGGTGATAGAGACTTGCTCTATGAAGATAGAATTAACCCGATATCTACATTTCCTCAAGCAGGATATGTTATATTTGGACAAAAAACACTACAGCTTTCTAGAAGTGCTCTAGATAGAGTAAATGTTAGAAGAATGTTGCTAGAAGTAAAAAGAATAGTTTCTCAAGTTGCAGAAAAAATAGTATTTGAACAAAATACTCCTGCAACAAGAGCTAGATTTGTTGCACAAGTAACACCTCTACTTTCAACAATACAAAGCCAGCAAGGAATAGATCAATTTAAGGTCGTAATGGATTCAACAAACAATACACAGGAAGATATTGAAAGCAATATTCTTAATGGAAAAATAGTTGTTGTTCCAACAAGAGCAGTAGAATTTGTTGCAATTGATTTTATAATAACAAATGCTGGCGTTAGTTTCGAGTAGAGAATAAATATAAATGAATCGGAGAAGTAATAAATGGCTGAAGTAATTTATAGAAGCCCTGGGGTGTTTACAACAGAGATAGATCTGTCTCAGCCCACAGTTGGGCAACCAATCGGTATACCTGCTGGTGTTATTGGAACAGCAAATAGAGGACCTGCCTTTGTCCCTATTACCGTTGCTGATATAACTAGCTTTGCAGCAGTGTTTGGAAATTCTGGCGGAAATCAGTTCGGGCCAATGGCTGTAAATGAATATCTAAAAAACGCCAAGGCTTTAACATATATGAGAGTCTTAGGGGCAGGCGACGGAAAACAAAGAAGCGCAATAACTGGAAAAGTAACAAATGCAGGGTTTGTCGTAGGAAATCAACAAGTTCAGAACAACGGTGTTGTTGGTCGTAATCAACAGGCGACATCACAGCTAAGCGACATGGGAAGAACTTATTTTCTTGGCTGCCTTATGTCTGAATCAAATGGTCAGACCTATTTTAGTGATGCAGGAATTCAAGAAGGTAAAAGAGCAGGAGGATCAAGTAGAGCAGCTCCTATAATAAGAGGTGTTATTATGACGCCATCTGGAGTTATAGCTACGCTTTCAGGAAACCTGACTCCTTCTGCAAAGCCTGGCGGCGCAGGAACGGTATTCAGCTCAATTGCAAGTGAGACGAACATTCAAGGCTCCGCAACAGGATCTGTAAACATGGCAAATAGTCAGTTTGTATTGCTTCTGAATGGACATTCTCCCACAGCGGATAGCCCAAATGTTATTACAGCATCATTTGACATACAGTCAGGATACTTTGGTGATGTTCTAAATAGAGACCTGACAAAGATTAGAGAGAAAGGGCACGTTCTATATAGTCGTTATGATATAGATGGAAGTCTTGCAGTTGTTACGGGAAGCGGTATTCTCAATCCTGAGTTTAACTTTGGCAAAGGCAGAATCGGCACACATGAAAATGTTGCATTTTTAGTTACTGGATCAGCTCCAAGAAATACTTCTTCTACATACAAGCCAAACTACGAATCTTTTGAAGACAGGTTCTCTGCTCCAAAATCTCCATTTATAACTTCTCAAAAATATGGCTCATCACCGTACAACTTATTTAGAGCTATATCTCTCGATGATGGAACATATGCATCAGGAAAAATTAAAATAGAGATTGCTAATTTAAAACCAGGAACAGATACTGCGCCATATGGGACTTTTGACCTATTCATAAGAGCACGCGCAGACAACTGGCTAAATCCAAAGATCTTAGAAAAATACTCAGGCCTTACTTTAGATCCTTCAAGTACAAGATACATAGCAAGGGTTATTGGAGATAAGCTTGCATACTTTGATTTTGATCAAGCTGAATCTTCACAAAAGCTAGTCGTTAAGGGAGATCATCCTGTAAATTCTAATTACATTAGAGTTGAAATGAGTGCAGAAATAAAAGCAGGACAAGTACCGGAAGATGCACTCCCAGTAGGGTTTAGAGGATCAACACATCTAGTAACATCGGGATCAAATCCTCTTTCTTCGTTTGACGACGGCTCTCCAACACGCGTCGCCGGACAATCGAATTATCTTAGAAGAGCTGTCGAGCCTCCCGTGCCATATAGAATGAACGTTAAGATCGGCGAAGCTCCAAACTTAAAACAAAAGCCAATGCCGTGGGGCGTTAGATATGATATGCAAAGAAACACGGGTAAATTTCAAAATTATCCTCCAGGCTTATCAGATAAATCGATACATTTTGGATTTTCAAGATATTATCCAGATTTTAATCCATCAGATTTTAACTTTGCAGTTGGAAACAATCCCGGTGCAGCAGATAAACAGGGAACAGTTTTAGATTGTGATAAATTTAATAACAACGCTTTCTCTTTAGAAAACATTCGAGTTGTAACAGGGTCAGATTCAAATAGAAGAGCAAATCCCGATCAGTGGAAACAAGCAGAATACGTAAGAAATGGATCAATTACTGTAAATG